TAACTGTCTAAGATATGTGTCTGGATCATATCCTGCTGGACAAGCAAAGGGTGGCAATCTGGGTTTAGCAAGAATGTTGTAGTCTTCTATAAGGTCTGCGACATAATTGGTATTATCTAATTCTTCTTGGGGATGAATGTTTTGTAGTTCTTCAAATGAAGGAATATGATAATTGTCGGACAAAAAGAAACAGCCCATAGGGATATCTTCGTTATTGCTAATTTTACGACTAATATCTGGTAATGTCATTTTAAGATTATTGCATAGTAAAATTCTTTGATCAACAGCATCCTCTTTTCTGGCATAATGAGCATCAGGAGTAGCTATGATCTTAATATTAGTCCTTTGACCAATCTCTCTAATTGCATTAGTTAAAAACTCTTGAATAGGTAGATTTTCTTTATCTATTAATTGTGCTTCCAGAAATATATTATCATTACCAAATATTGATTTGAGCTTTTCCGCAGTTTCTATTCCTATATTAATATGATCATTAATTAATTCATTATTGTCATCCATTATCTTATCGGCCAATAGTGATCCAAGGTGGCCGCATATTCCTATGAGGTTGCCGTCACAGAATCTCGCCAGAGTCTCTAGGTCGAGGCGTGGCTTGTGATAATAAAAGTCTGGGCTGTTGGACAAGGAAACTAGCTGGATTAAATTTTTCCAGCCTTTGAGGTTTTTAGCCAAAACCAAAAAATGGCTAAGTTTTTTATTGCTAACTTCTTTGATGGTAGGACTTTGTTCGCATATATACAATTCACAACCAAGGATGGGTTTAATGCCAGCTTTTTTCATTGACTGATAAAATTTAACCGCACCCGCAATATTGCCATGATCTGTTATAGCACACGCTGTTGCTCCTATTTCCTTACATCTTGATGCAAGATCATCAAACTTGGATAGTCCGTCCAACAGAGACATCATGCTATGACAATGTAAAACTGAATAACTCATTCTGTAGTTCCTGGAGCTTTATATTTTCCAAAAGAGTGATTGCGATTCTTATATTCTTCTACAACTTGCTTCATTCCATAAAGACTTATATCATGCTTAATTTGTTCACATTTTGTCATCTTGGAACCAATTGAACAAGTCTGGTTTTCTCTGTATTCTTCTTGAGCTTCTATGTGAGTATTCTCAAAAGTGGTTTTACCAAAATGACATAGCTTAGTACACATCCAACTTTTATTTAATCTTGGTTTCTGTGTTTTTTTGACTATTTCAAATTTTTGACGCAACATGTCCTCTGTTTTTGCTAAATCAGATTTGTCAAAACATATTGAAAATGGACCACCGTCATTGATAAAGTATATTGAAAAAATTACATTCTTAATATGAGGATACAAATGAGTAATAGCATAATAATATATTCTAAGCTGAGGGTCATTCTGGAGTTTTTCCAAAGTCTTTTCCTGACCAGTTGCCCAGTCTAGTCTTTTGCCAGTTTTCCAGTCAATAACCTCTATAGTAGTATCGTTAACAAGTGTGATCAAGTCAATAGTGCCTTTTAAAGCAAGATATCCTTCTAGTTTCCCTTCTGGAGTGTCATATGAATATTGAGCCCACGGTTTTTTTATTTCAAAATCAAAGTGTTGTTCTGGACATAAAATATTTCTGTTTCTAGGATCAAACATGCCATTATTAAATTCAATAGCTTTATATACCCAAGCATGACAGTCTTTGTAGTCTTTTAAGGCCCACTTGTGATGAGAATTTGCTTCTGTATAATGCTTATATACTTTTTCGATTATTGTATTTAAACTGTAATTAGATACTTCTAATTTGCCAATAACATCGTCATCTATAGTATCAATACTATCCTGTTGAGCTTTTTTAATAACTGCAAGGATTTCTAATACCTTATGAACTATGGTTCCTTTATCGGCTTTTTGTCCTGACGGACCTCGATAGCCTAAAACATATTCAAGAAAATATTGTTGCTCACACATTGAGTGAGTATTGTATGATGAGCTTCTAAAATATGTTATTATAATGGTAGTGTTCCTTTGTCTGATAGAAAATTTAATATTTGTTCATTTTTTTGATCTATAGTCATAGTACTATTCTTTATAACTAGATCAAAATGATTCCAATCAAATAGGTGTTGATCCAAAGCTATTTCACTGTCTGAAGTAGAATTAAATGGATCATAATCTAGTCTGATAACAAACCCACCAGCATTTTTGATAGCCATAACCTCATTAGGAAATCGACAATCTGCAACAATAGCCAAGTCTAGATTTTCTTGTTTAATTTTATTGAGTGTAGCATCAACCCAGACACTATTTTTCATCACTCTAAATATATTTGTTCCTACAAATTCCATCACTTCTCTTGCTGTCATGTATTCGTTTTTAGCCACAATATTAGGATTATATCCGGGCATATCTGTCCATCTCAAACTAGTTAAAGTATTCTTATGAATGTCTGATCCATAACATTGATCATATGTTAAACCCAGTATATTTATACAAACATCCTGCTTGAGAGGATCTGCAAAGCTATATATTTTGGTGGATGCTAAGGGATTGATCTTAGAGATAGTTGATTTAATAAAATCACAAGAGGTACTTTTACCAGATTGTTTCCTGCCCGCTATAGCTATAATTCTTGTCATGATATTGATCCTATAAATTGTTTAATTTCTGCTTCTATTTCTTGAGAATTCATTTCTCCAACATCTGGTTTAGATATTTTGGGAACAAAAACCCGATATGTATTTTGGCATTTATTTTTAATTTGTTCAGCAGCTTTATTTCCAGCTTCATCATTGTCGGTTAGAACTATAATAGTCATAGCTCCTGACGAATCCAAGATAATTTTTTGTCTGTCGCTTAATGAAGAACCAAATATTGCTACACTATTATGGATATTGTTTTCTTCTAATCTCCACACATTACCAGGACTTTCTACTAAAATCACTGTTGAGCTTTTGGTTATATGCTCTTTAGCAAACCAGAAGTTATACAAAGAGTTCTGACTTTTGAAGTCGGTGCTATGTTTCCACTTTGAAAACAACCATGTTTTTTCATTTGAGGGACAGATATTCTTTGGATCATGATAACTAGAACACTTCTGACACTTTTCAAAAATGCTTCTGCCACTACATCCAATCATATGAGTATAATCATTATTATATATCGGCACAATGATTCTATTATACATTTCTTTTTGTGGCTTATCGCATAATCCAATATCATATTTATTTAGAATGCTTTCGGAGTAACCTCTATCTATATAATATTGAGCTGGGATATTTAGTGATTTACGAACTTGTTCTCTCGTTGGCATTTGAGCCGTCTGTGCGGTTTCTTGACTAGCTTTACTAACATAGTTGATCACATTAGTAAAAGCTTTTTTATCTCTTTCGCTTTTAGATATCTTGATATTACTAAGATCTTTTTTGATAAATTTTAGAGCAAAGTCTAAAGCCTCATTAAAAGAACATGTAGTATCTCCATCTTTCATCCATCCGTGTTTGCGATGAGATAGTATTCCTCTAACAAAACCTAGTACAGAAGCTTTAAAAACTTTATCACAACCATGAGTTCTGCATTTCCAGTTACCCCTATAAGTTTCTCCTTCTGGATATAGATTTACAGCAGAGATATTATCTCCTCCATGAATGGGACATGCCATTGTCACCATTTTGCCGTTAGACCTATATTCGATATCAAAACTCTCCAATAGCAGATCGATATTATCACAAATATCATCACAGACTATTTTTAGTTTTGCCTGATCGTTTTTATTGGAATGATATTTCTTCTGCATTTTCATTGTCAACGACGAATCCATCTGATGTGTTGCCTCTGTTGTTCATGACTTCTAATCTTGTTCTACCTTCAGTAATCTTAGCACACCAACCCTTCATAAAACAATTTATGTAGTCATTGTCGTCTAATCCTCCTCCATGTCTACTGATTAATGGTACTAATTTACGATTTCCATTATCTGGTCCATCTTCAGCTATTTCTTCTGCGGTCTTTCGTTTGAAGATACTAAAGTTGCTACATAACCATATAATACGATCAGATCCGCTGGCAGAGTCTGTGCTTTCTTTTGTGATACCATCTCTATTTAACTGTATAAATGCAACAATAGGCACCTTATATCTGGTAGCAAAATTATGTAAGGAAGTCATCATAAATCCTAATACCTGATATTCTTTAAGATCCTGACTCATACCAGCACTATCCATTAGTTTTAGATAGTCATAAAAAATTACACATTCTTTAGCTGTGCCATCATCATTAAGACCAACTTCTTTTAGTACCCACCTTCTCATAATCGCTAGCTGATCTTCAAATGGTTGACCAGCAATGCTTTTGTGAAATAACTTAGTCTTTTTTAATTCTGTTGCCGCCGCTATTAGCTTATTCTTTTTGTCTGGAGATTCTGCAAACTTACCTGTTTCTATAGCATTAATTTCAATTTCTGTCATCATGGCTAATATTCTATTAATATGGTCTTCTTTATTCATTTCTGTATCCATATTAAGTACAGGTATTCCTAGCTTGGCTATGTTATTACCCATATTATCTGACAGTAGCGTTTTACCAGTTTTGGGTCTAGCCCCAATAACATTAACTGTTCCTTTTCTCAAACCTCCACCTATAGCTTGGTCATATACAGGAAATCCCGTAGGGATACCAACTTGATCTACTCTGTTGTGTTCTAGATTATGTATATAGGTATCAAGATCTTGTCCTATAGTAACTGGATTATTATCTCCATCGTTTAATAAAGATGTGAAATTAAAAATAGTTTCTTCAGCGATACCAAGAATACTACCTATGGGTTCTGTACCATTAACGTCTAATATTTTTTCTTGTGCTAGTTCTAGTTGTTTTCTTAATAGTCTTGCAATTTCTAGTTTTCTAATTTTAGCTGCAAATTTCCTAACATTCTCAAGGCTAACTGGAAAATCCATAATAGCTTTCAAGTGTTGAGCTTCTTCTTTTTTGGCTAAGATATGACCATAATTTAATTCTTCAGCAACAGAAAAGATAGTAGCAATATCAATCTTGGGTCTTTGTTCCCTGTCGAAAATAGTTTTGAGACATTTGAAAATAATAGAATTGCTATCAATAGTAAAAGACGATTCCTGAACTATATCTGCAATATCCAAATAGGCATCCTCTCCATAATTAAAAACTCCGGAAAGAACAGCTCTTTCTGCTGCTGCGTCACATAAAATCATTTCTCAACCGGCTCCTGTAGAACATTTGTTGCATTTATATCTATCAATTGAATCTGTAATCAAAGCTGGATTAACTTCTTCTTTTTTCCCGCAAACTCTGCATATTGCAGATATCTTAGCAAATTTTCTAGCTCTGGGTACTGGTGGTAATATTGATAGTTTTTTATCTAGAGCTATATCTTCTTTATGCATATTTATTTCTGGCATATCCTCAAATTTATTGGGTCTTGCTGGCTTTGAGGGAGCAGCAACTTCAGATGATTTTTTAGATCTAGAAGATTTTGTAGCCTTTGGAGCCTTAGCAACTTTAAAAGACATTTCTTGATTATTAGTATCCTCAGAACCTGGCTTAGGAAGCATAGCCTGTAATAATAATATCATTTGTTGAATTTGTTGAGGATCTAAATTTATATTATCCATTTTTCATCATCTTAATTTTTTGAATAGAAAGTAAAATATCGGACAAGTTCTTAATTGAATTAGCAAGATATGACAGCCTATCCGTTCTTTGTTTAGCAAAAATACGGATCTTATTTAATGCCTGGGCTTTTTCATTATTTTTAATAGCCTGTAATGATTTCTCTACATATCCATATCCTTTATAGGAATTAATTTCATCTGCGATGACAATTTTAGTAGTATCTTCTGACCAGTTATGTCTGGCTAGTTCTCTATTTATAGTTCTTTGAATATGAAATGAAAATTGTGCTAGTCTGTAAGAAATCTGAGCACAATCTTCTGGAGTGGTTCGCTCTAATTCATCTCTACTCATAGTAAGATACTTATTTAATTCTTCCTCTGGCAATACCGTAGGATTGTATTTGGGTAAACCTACTGTGGACTCGTATTCATCAAGAATATTATCCCAGTCTTGTAATTCTTCTTTTGCTGTTTTACTCATTGTTTAATCTTTCTTGCCATTTTTGAATATCTTCGTCATAAGGCAAAATAATTTGTTTAATTCCATTTAGATGGCACCATTCTGTTTTTTCGCCGTCTCTCTTTTTTGCTCTTACAAATCCTAGCATATTATGATGATAAAAACCAACAAACTTATAATGCTGTTCTCCATGTACTTCAATACATGTTTTAATTAAAGGCAGATAAAAATCTAGATATAGAAGTTCACCTTTTCTTAATTGTATCTGTACTTCTTCGAGAATCTGTAGTGTTGGGTAGCTATTAGTAATAAGCTCACGGGCCTTCAAGTGCAAACTGGATTTGTAATCGACTTTCCCCTTAGCCATATTTCCTGTAAGCTGCCAAGAGTGAGAATGTCCATCTAAGTCCTTAACGGTCATTTATTTTATTCCCATAGTCTCTTTAACTGATGTCCAAAGAGTTTCGTATACATCTTTATGTTCCAATAAATATGTTCTAACTTTTTCTGTTCCTTGGAATTTTGGTTTACCTTCCACGCCAGTAATAGTATACCAAGCACCAGCTTTATTGATAAGACCAATATCAGAAGCTAAACTTACTAACTCAGTATATTTATCAATACCTTGTCCATATCTAATGTAACTAGTAATAGTTCCTCCCGGAGGGCCAAGAGCAGAACAGACTACTTGCCATTGAATTTCTTGTCCAATTTGAGCACTATCAGCACTTAAAACCCAAGGAGTAAAAAATTTAGCCTTAAGC